GCGAAGGTTCTCGCGGCCGATCTCCGCCAGCGTCGCCTCGTGCAGACGGGCGGCTTCCTCGCGCTTGCGCTGCCGGTCGGCTTCGCGCTGGGCCAGGTCGCGCTGTTCGGCGTTGTCGATTTCCGCGATGGCCGCTTCACGCTGCCGGTCGATCTCGGCATACGTCGCGGCGCGGCTCTCGGCCGTCGAGTCGTCGAACAGCCCCTTAATCCAGGTCCATGCCTTCTTCGCCCATGCCTTCATGTTCTGCCACGTGCGGGCGAAGAACGACGTGAACTTGGTCCACGCCTTGCCGAGGAACGCCACCGTCTCGATCCAGCCGACCTCCAAGGCGTGCCAGACGACCTCGACCGTGGCCAGCAGCCCGCTCCAGGCGTCGTAGCCGATGCGAATGAAGAAGTTGCGGAAGTTCAGCCAGGCGTTTTCGAGGAAGTTGATGCCGCGCTGCCATTCCATCTTGAGCGTCAGCCATAGAATCTTCGCCGCCAGTGCGATGTCCCCGGCAGCAAGCGCGTCGGCGATGCCCTGGTAGGCGGTCAGCGCATCTTCTTTGAGCACGTTGAACTTCTCGCCCAGCCAGGTCAGCGCTTTGCCACCCATGCCCGTGGCATAGACCAGATACGCACCGAGCGCCGCGACGGCCGCGATCACCAGGCCGATGGGCGAGAGCAGGAATGCGATCACACCCGCCAGCAGCTTGAACACGGTCGCCACGCCGGTGACGACGGTGACCAAAACGCCGAGGGCGCTACCCAGCCCGCTGATGACCGTGCCGAGCGCCGCCAGAGCCAGGCCACCGGCCAGGATCGCGGCGGCGACCTGCATCACGGTGACGATGAGTTGGCGGTTCTGGTCGATCCACGCGCTGATCTTGGTGGCCACGCCGGTGATCGTGTCGGTGAGTTGCTGAAGCACCGGGGCCAATGCCGCCCCGACACGGAAGACGCCCATCTTGACGACCTTCCAGAGCTTATCGAGCGCGTCGGTGAAGTCCTCGGCTGCCTTGGCGTCCTCGGCGCTCATCGTCAGCCCCAGCCGCCGGGCCTCTTCCTGCAGCTCCTCGATGCCCTTGGCCCCACGCGCGAACATCGGCAGCAGGTTCGTGCCCGTCCGCCCGAACAGCGTCATGGCGATGGCGGCCTTCTTTGTGGGGTCTTCGATCCGGCTGATCGCCTCGCCCAGCAGTTTGAACTGTTCCTCGGGCGAGAGGCCGTCGAGGTCCTCGAAGCGCAGCCCCAGGTCTGCCAGCGCGTCTTTCGCGGTAGACAGGCCTCGACCGGCGTCGTAGATGCTCCGCTGCATCCGGCGGAAGCCCATCTCCAGCGACTCGAACTCGGTGCCGGTCTGGCTGGCGACGAAGCGCAGTTCGCTCAGCGCTTCGACCGAAAGACCCGTTCGCTTGGCCATCTTGGCGACCTGGTCGCCCATGGAACTGAACGCCTTGGCCGCACCGAGCATCGGCGTCAGCATGGCCGTGCCGAGTCCCGCGATCTTCAGACCGAAGTTGCGGATGCGGTCGCCGAAGGCTTTCAGGCGCTTTTCGGCCCGGCGCAGTCCGCGCACGAGTTTGCTGTCGTCAGCGAAGAGCTCGACGAAGGCGCGTCCTGCTCGAATGCCACGGGCGCTGGGCATGACCTACTCGTCCTCATCCAACGGCAAGGCGTACCAGCCCTCGCAGATGTCCATGCGGCCCGCGACCGGTTCGCCGTCGGCGTCTTTCACCCAGACCTTCACGTCCTTGACCGTCTCACGCAGACGCACAGGCGTGCCGTGCGGCACGTAGATCGTCCGCGTGCAACCGGCCAACAGAAGGATGGGCAGCAGGAACGGGAGCAGTTTTCGGATCATTGCTTCACCTCCACGACGGGCACGTCGCCGCTCAGCAGAACCCGGGCGCATTCAATGCCGCGCAGCATCGACGACTTGCGGCGATAGCCTTCGCCGCTGTCGGCGACGATGCGGCCGTTGGACGCCCGCAGTCGCCAGCGCCACTCGCGTTTCGCGTCGCGGTAGATTTCCAGCTTGGCGCGTCTCATGGCTGTCTCCAGTGCTTGCGAATCCGGTCGCGCAGTTTGTTGCGCGTTTCCCGATCCGGGTCGGCGTCCTCCGCCGTGGGCCGCTGCTTGGCGACCCACGGCAAGAGGGCCTGGAAGAAGGCGGTCAGGATGGCGATCACCCACTTCATCACGTGCTCGATTTGCTCAGGCCACCGAAGCGGTCGAGGTCGGAGTGCTTGATCTGGATGCCTTGCTTGATCTCCTCGACCAGCTTGGCGGACGGCTGCTTGCCGTTGTTCGCGTCGGCGTAGGCCTTGAGCACGAAGCGAAGCGCCGCATCGAGCTTGGCCAGCCCGGCGTTGGACGTGTCGTCGGGGATTTCCTTTTCGGCCAGCTTGATGCCGGTGATGATCGACCCTTCCCAGGCCTTCCACTTCTCCTGGAACGGGTTGAACTTGCTGGCCAGCCACATGAACAGGCCGACCATGCCCGCCCACACCAGGGCGAAGCCGATGCCGGAGTTGAGGAACTTGCCCGCGCCTTCGATCCATTCGCTAAAGTCCATTTCAGAATCCTTTCCGGCCTTGCTGTTGGAGGAAGGCCTCTTTGAGGGTGCCGATGGTTTCGGGGGTGACTTCGATCACCTCGCCGCGTTCTTTTTCGTACGGGTCAAAATCGCTCGGCTTGAAGGCGCGTCCCTTCTTCGGATCGCGATTGGCGTTGCCGATCAGGGCACAGAGCACTGACATCCGGCCCCACGCATCGCGGCCGTGGCCTTCGGCCATCCACAGAAGCTGCCTGAGCGTCAGCCGCTTGAGTTCGCAGGGGCCGAGGCCGAGGCATCCGGCGATGAACCAGACATCGCGCCATGGATCGCCTGGTCGAGGTCGAACCCTTCGATCCGCGTCTCGATGGCCTTGACCGCCTTGGCGATCAGCTTCATCTGGGTTTCCACGGCGCGGGCGCGATCGGCCCGGCCGCGCTTGCGGAAAAAATCGATCAGCTCCTCGTAGAACGCCTGCTGGGCCAGCAGCAGCGTGCCCCCGTCGAAGCTGGCTCGCACATCCGCGTCGCTGACCTTGTGGGCGTCGAACTGCTCGCCCAGCAAGGCGCAGAGCACCTCGCCCAGCAACAACTCGTCGGTGCCCAGCCGCGTCAGCAGCGGCGGATCGCCCGCTTCGGGCTGAAGCAGGTCCACGCCGAGTTTGTCTTTGACCGCCATGGCCGTGCCTAGGTTCAGCGCGACCGTCCAGGTACGTCCGGCAGCGTCAGTGAAGGTTTTCATGGTTACACCTCGTGCCATTCGACGAAGACCGCGAGCTTGGCCGTCACGTCGGCGACGATGGCCTCCTCGAGCGCCTCGTTGCGGCTGAAGTTTGTGATCGAGAAGTCGCCCAGCGGTCCCTGCGCGCCGGTAATGCCCACCTTCTGGTCCAGCACGGCCAGAGCGACGGTGCCCGCCGTGAGGAAGGCAGTCTTGATCGCCTCAAAGACGGTGTCGCCGGGCTTCCAGACCATCTGGAACTCGACGGTGCATTCGCGCAGCGTCGGGGCGGTCGCCCGCCAGCCGTTGTTGCCCCGCGTGGTGATGTCCGCTTCGCCCGCTTCCATGCTGAGCGTCACGTCGCGGACGTTGTCCACCTCGCTCATGCTCGCGGGCGAGGTCGAACCGGCCGCGCCCTGGTACAGCCCGGCGTTCATGCCCAATACATAGGTCGCCATGTTCAGTGTCTCCTTACTTGATGCTGTCGCGCCACATGGCGGCCAGCTTGGGTTCTTCCTTGTCAAATGCGGGCTGCATGAACGGCCTCGCCCGCATCTTCGCCCGTCTACGTTTGCCTCGCCGCTCGACCGTGCCCGTGCCGCCGTACTCCAGCAGGTGCGGCGCTTCGCCTCGGCCCTTCTGACTCAGTCGCTCGGGGCCAATGACAACGCTGCGCTTCGCCGGGTCGTAGCCGAAGAAGATGAACTTCTTCAGCAGCCCCGAATGGCTGCTCGGCGGCGAGCCGGGCTCGCTGATCCGCTTGCGTTTGCGGATGCTGCTTCGCGCCGTCCGCCGCACGAAGGCACCGAACTTCGAGAGCACCCGCCGCGTCGTTCGATCCACCGCCCGCACGACCTTCGGGCTGTCGAAGAACAGCTGCTTGATCTCGAAGCGGATCATTCGGCCCTCGGTTCCCGCACCGGCGGCATCCGATCAGCCGGGCGACGCGGGCGCTGGGGTTTGAGTCCCAGCCGCGCAATCTCGGCTTCCAGTTCTTCCTTCGTGCCCGCGAGCATCGTGTGTCGCGGGGGCGTCCCGACCTTGCCGCTGTTGGGCTCAGCCAGTTCGATGACCTGCTCGCCGTCGTGGACCAGGACGTACTGGTCCTCGTGTCCGTCGGAGAGCTTGACCTGCACAGTGGTGGATTCGATTTCCTTCATGGTGTTCCTCAGTTCGTGTAGATGTTCCAGCCACGGTCGATCAGGATGGCCTTCAGGGCCAACCCGTCAGGATCGGACGGTGGCGCATTGGTGCCACCCGTGATTCGGAGGTAACCGTTGGTGTTTCCATTGGCGACAAGATCAGCGAGCAACTGATCGACCATCGCCTCGTTGAATGCGCAGCCGTAGGCGTAGATGTAGCCGAGGTTCGTGCAGCCGGAAATGTCCAGCGTCGTCAGCGACTGGCAGTAATACACGTCCAGGTCGCCGAGGTTGGTCATGTCGTGGGCGTCGATGGTTTCGAGGTCGTAGTTGTCACCGGCGTAGCACGAATACAGGTTCGGCATCTGCCACAGGTCGAGCGTGACGAATGCGCAGTAGTAGATGCCCAAGTAGTACAGGTTCTGCAGTTCGTCCCACGGCAGTGTGGTCAGTGGGTTGTCGTCGCAGTACAACTCCTGCAGGTTGGGCATGTTGATATGGGTGATCTCAGTGACACCGCCGCTGTAGGGCAGTTGCATCATGGACCACTCGCGCATGGGCGGCTCACTGACGATCGGCATGGGATATTGGAGATACGGCATTACCACGTCCCTCCGACCACGGTCACCACGTCGCCGGGCGTCCCTTTGACCTGGATTTCCGCAAGGTTCACACGGCTGAAGCTATGCCACTCGCCCGGGACCCAAGGCACGTCGTCGCCTTCATCGCCACGGAACAGCGCGTCGTCGTCGTTGCTGAGCGGTGCGCTGATGGTGACCGAGCCGACGATCCGCTTGGTGGCCAGCGGCTGATAGTCAGCGGTGAGAACGAGTTTTCGCATGATGACGTTGTTCATGATGACCTCACTTCAATGCCCGGTAGGTGACCGACAGCACGCTCGTAAATGCCCGCTGCTCGGCCAGGTGGTCGGCGGCGTAGATCGGCTCGTTGGCCGACTTGACCCACGCCACATACGGAGTTGCCGCCAGCGGCCGACGCTTGAGGAACTCGCCGATCTCCTCGACCAGGCCGCAGAGCTGCGCGACCTCGGTATCCAGTGCCTTGCCGAGTTTCTTCTGGATGCCGATGTCGATCCGCACGTCGTGCTGGCAGACCGCCCGCGACGCGCCCTCGATCTCGACCGAGGCGGGCACGACGGTGACCCGCAGGTCCTTCAGGTCGGCCAGTTCGTATTCGGGCAGCACACGCCGCACCGGCGTGATCGGTTGACTGAACGCGCCGCCCGCCAGTTCAGCGACGACGGCGTCAGCGATGTCGATTGTCAGGGCCATCAGGCACTCCTCTCTGTGATCAGTTGATCCGCCAGCCAGTCGACCGCCGCCTTCTCCGTCGCGTCGAGCGAGTCGATCACGTCACGCAGCGGCATGCCGCCTTCGACACGGGCCTTGATAGCCTGGGCCGCAGAGGCCAGACGCGAGGCATGGAGGAACGCCGGTCGCTTGGTGAAAGGAACCGCATCGATGCGGTCGGCCCGATCTTGGAGCTTCTGCCGGTCCTGCGGCGTCATGGCGGCAAGCCGGGTCTGGCGTCGCGCCAGCAGCTCAGCCTTACGCGCGGCGGGCGTCTTACTCAGCCGGTCCTGGATGTCCTGCGGGATGTCGGGAGTCTGCTTTGCCATGAATCACCTCATGCGACCTGCGTCACGCCGAAGCCGTAGGCGTGATTGAGTTCGATCAGGGAATTGCCGTAGTAGTCGAAGATGCGCCCTTCGCGCCGCAGCATGGCGATGCGTCCGCCGCCGAACATCCGGCCGCTCAGATAGAGGTGGCGGTAGGCGTTGATGCGGCTCTCGTAATCGACGTACAGGTAGCCGCTCTCATCGAGGCCGAGGAAGCCGAAGAGCTCGATCACCGGGTAGTAGTAGAGGTACAGCGAGCCGTAGACGTCGATGTAGCCGTACTGCGTGACGGTCAATGCCGCGTAGTCATAGAGTTCGACGTAGCCGCCGTAGTCGATGTAGAGGCCCGATTGGAGCTCGACGCTGCTGCCCTCGATGTACGCGCCGCCGTAGACCTCCCAGTAGCCGTTGGTGATCGTCAGGCTCGCGCCGTACTGGAAGTAAGCGGTGCCGCTGTAGACGGAGAACAGTCCCTCCACGGTCATCATCGCGCCGTCGAGGTAGAAGTCGCCGTAGACCTCCAGATAGCCGGAGGACCAGATCTCGCCTTCGGTGGTGCCCCACAGTGCGAGGTAGTCGCCTTCGGCGATCATGGAGCCGAGGACAATGATGAAGCTGTCGCCGATGTCCATGCCGCCCTGGACGCGGAGCGTTCCGCCTTCGGTCACGATGACGGCATGCCCATCTGTGACCGAGACGTACTCGCCCGAGGGCACGATCACCTCGTGGCCGTCGTTGACGATGGCGTCGTCCACGCTCATGTTGGGCACGCCGGAGCCGCCCCAGGTGGCCGGGTCGTTCCAGTTGCCGGATTGTGTGCTGCTGAACAGCGCCACGGCTTTCTCCTACGCGAAGATGCGGTACACGACGCCCTGATTGGCGACGCCGACCTTGACGAAAACCTTGTTGGCGTCATCGATGCGGATCACGACGCCCTCGAAGTTGCTGGGCATAACCGGGATGTTCTGGCTGGCGGCATCGCCTACGAAGCACGGCCGCGTGTTCATTGGATTGCCGTAGGTGTCCACGCGAGCGCCAACCCACACGAACCGGCACGGCGTAGACGCAGCGACCAGCGCCTGCGGCGCGGTGGTAGACAAGACGGTCTTCGTCCCGCCGACGAACGACGTGCAGCCCGCCATGTCGAACAGCGGTGCTCCGTTCGGCCCGACTTCCACGTCCAACGAATTGATCCAGCGTTTGGCCATCTGCGCGTTCTCCTTCAGCCGGTCACCCAGGCCACCAGCACCGATGCGAAGGCCGTGATCGCCGAACCGACGATCAGCCAGAGCAGCCGGGCCTGACGCTTGGCGTCCTGTTCCAAGCGGTCCAGCCGCACCGTGATGCCCGGTCGGCCGTTGCCGCGAATCGCCTCGTCGAGGCGGTCGAGTTTGGCGTGGATCGAGGCAAACTCGTCCTTGCACACCCGCTCATACTGTCCGTCGCATCCGCTCATGCCTGGCCCATGTCCTTCGTGTGAATCCGCATCGTGGTCCGGTACGGATCGCTCCAGCGCCAATGTCCCTGTCCCGAAAGCGCCATCACCTCGTAAAGGCGTCCGTCGGCCACGATGTGGTCGCCCGCTTCCGGCTCGTCGAACGTGGGCGACAGGTCGTCGGCCAGGATCAGGAAGTCCGTCACCTGCGCCCCGACGCGAAGCCCGTACTCGTCCTCGACCTCGTACTCGGTGCGGCCGAACGTGGCGTTGACGGGCAGTTCCACCGCCTCGCGGCGGTAGGCGACCTGGCTGGAGCAGTGCCTTTCACGCATCGATTCGAGCCATTCGCTGCCTTGTCGAAGCAGGTTCGTCATCCCTGACTACCTCTCGAATGCGATGTCGAAGAACGCTGCTGCTCCAGCCATTGGCCTCCTTGCCTCAACAGGTCACCCACGGCTTACTGCTCCAGGCGAACGCGAACGGTGGCGTCATCGTCACCGGCGGCGCGGACCGTCTTGCCGAGGTACTTGTTCGCACCGGCGGCGGGGTCGGTCGTGGCGACACTGTTGCCAGCATCCCAGTAGACCTTCGCGCCCGCGCCGATCGCTTCGCCGACGCCGGTCGCCTTGGGCAGGTCGAACACGCCGGTCACGGCCAGCGCGCCCAGTGTGCCCGAAGCGATATCCAGCTTGGCGATGCCTACAAGATCGTTCTGCACGACCACGTCCCCGGCGCTGACATCCGCGCCGGGGGTGTAATCGATGCTCTTGCCGTCATGAATGAATTGAGCCGTTGCCATGTCTCAGTGCTCCTTGATGGTTGAGGGAATCGTGGTGCCCGATGACGGGACGAAGCTTACGCCTCGCCCTTCATCATCAGACCGCCACGGTGATCCTGTTCCTTGACGCCGAAGTCGATGTACCCACGGAACATGACGCCGAGCGTGTTGAAGTCGGCGTCGGTCTTCTCGACGGTGGGCCGGTCCACGCCATTGAGGAACGCGACCTCGATGGCGGGCAGACGGTTGGGGTCGGCCAGCAGATACCAGGCCTTGTCCGAGGCGTTAGGGAACGTCGGGTTGGACAGGTAGACGCTGGAGACCACGTCGAACTTGCCGACGTGCGGGTTGGTGTTCGGCTTGCCCTTGTTGGCGGTGGTGGTTTCGTTGAGCTGGAGGCTCTTCATCAGCATCTCGGCCGGGACCTTCAGCGCCGTCGGCACCAGCAGCGTGCTGGGTCGGATACCCAGCGGCTTGCCGTTGGGCTTGACCTGCTTGCCGAAGGCGACCTCGGCGTCGGTCAGACCGTCGACCGAGAACGCGGTATCCGCACCGGCCAGGTAGTTCTTGTGGTCGGCGTGGAAGAAAGCCTTGCCGTCGGCCTGCACCGGGTTGGCCAGCCACAGACCCCACACGGCGTCGGCGATGGCCTCGGCCGCACCCATGCCGATCTGGCGCGGGATGTCCGTGAACGCGCCCATGTCATCGTTGATGATCATCTGGCGCGTCAGTGCGAACATGATCCCGTGCGTGTCGGCCTTCTGGCGGAAGCTCTGCTCGCCCAGCTGCCCGTGCTTGAGTTCCCCGTCGGGACCGACCTGCTGGAACTGGAAGCTGCCGGTCATCCGGTAGCGGGTGTGCTCCTTGAAGTCGTTGACGCTGGCGATCTTGGAGATGTTCCGCCATGCGTCCTCGACGTAGTTGTAACCCTCCAGCAGCATCTTGTTGGCGATGTTGCTGAGGATGCCCGGCAGCGACGTGGTGCTGAACGCGGCCTGCAGCCAGCCCGATGCATCACGCCGGAAGCGCGGCAACTGCGCGCCGCACGCCAGTTCGCAGAACTCCTGGATGCCCACGCCGCGCAGTTTGTCGGCGGCTTCCAGGATCGGCTCGGCGTAGATCGCCTCGATCCGACTGTTGGGCAGGCCCGACGACATCAGCGCCACGGCCTCGAAGACCTGCGGGCTGGTGTTGCGAGGGCGGCTGGAGACGGCGGGCACCTGCGGCCGCGACGCGCGGAGCACGTGCAGTTCGGTGCGGCTCTCATCCCAGCCTTCCTCGATGGCTTTGGCCTCGAGGTCCGGATGCTTGCCCGCGCAGACCTTGCGGATCGCCTCGACGCGCCGGGTCTCGGCGGCCATGCGGCGACGCATGTCGGTCACCGGATCGTCGCTGGCAGCGGACGCATTGACGGTAGCGGCAGTCGCGGCCTGCGGCTTCGGCGAAGGCGGCGTGGTCGGCTCCTGCGGCTGGTCCGTTTTGGGCGGGGTGTCGGCGCTGGCGGTGTCGGTCGCGGTGGTGTTGCCATCGGTCTGACCCGCATCCTGCTGGGTGTCGTCTTGCGCGGCGTTGTTCTTGTCTTCCATGACTGCTTGCTCCTTGTTCTGGGCGGCGATGCGGGCCGACGTGGCCGGATCTGCGCCGCTGTCGACGAACGAGATTTCCTTGAGGATGGCCTGACGGACCACGTGCAGCGGCCCGGTGAAGGTCCTTCCGTTGACGGTGATGCTCTGGCCGTTGGGCACGAACTCGGCGTCCACCACGGCAGCGCCGATGCTGGCCTGCCAGGGGAAGCCGTTGACGGCGCTCTTGGCCACGTCCCGCGCCCAACTGGTGTCGCGGCTGACCATGCCTTCGGCGATGACCTGACCGTTTTCGATCAGCACGCGTTGCGTGTGGCCGACGCCCTGACGAGGGTTGTGATCGAGTCGAACCGGGATGTCCTGGCGGTCGATGGCCAGACCCTCCAGGTCGACCACGACCGGATGCGGGAAGCCGGTGATCCGCATCGTTCCGCCGGTGTAGGCGACCATGCGGAAGCGCGGCATCTGCTTTTCGCCATCACTGGCCGCCTCGACGGTCAGCGGGCAGCGAAAGGTGAGATATTCAGGCTGCTTGCTTGGGTTCGATTCCGGGGGCATCCGTGTCGACCTCCTCGTCTTCATCTTCGATGGCCGCTCGAGGCTCCTCCGTGAGCCCCAGCTCGGCCATGAGTTGCTTTTCCTTGGCGCGCTGATGCAGTTCGGTTTCCCAGTCCTTGCCCTGGCGGGCGTATTCGATGGCGAGCGTGGTGGTGTTGCTGGCCAGGCGGGTGGCCTGGGCGTTGGCTTCCTTGGCCGGGTCGACGTGCTCGGTGCCGTCGAAGAACCACTGGTGAGGCATACTTCGCACTGTGCGAAGTATGGAAAGCTCCGACGTGAGCATGGCCTCATCGATCCAGGCGGCGAAGATGCGGTCCAGCACCGACTCGGCCAGATGAGCCTGCTCGACCCGGATCGACTTGTAGTAGGTCTGGTGGTCCAGGCGACCGGAGGCGTAGTTGTAGCCCGACGAATTGCAGGCGGCGATGTTGTACGGCAGGTTCAGGCAACGCGCGATCTCGTTGAGAATCTCCCGCTTGAATTCGGCGTAACTGGTCGCCGGCTGCTGAGCTTCGATCTGCCCCAGCCGCCAGCCGTCCGGCAGCACCGTGGCCATACGCTTCTCGAGCTCGACCACGTCCATCGGTTCGAGCGCCTGCGCTTCGCCGTTGGCCGGGGCGTCGGTGAACAGCACAGCCGCGAAGTCGGCGGCGGTTTCGGCGGCGGCGATCACCGCCAGCGTGTAGCGCCGCAGTTGTGCAAACAGCGGCAGCGCGGGCGTGATCTCCGGAATGCCCCTGTGCTGACCGGGTCGGTCCGAGCGGAACCAGTGGACCACGGCGTCGGCGGGGACCAGGTCATACTGCGTCTTCCACGCCGTCATGTCGCCGGGGTGTTGACGCAGGATCGTGTAGGTTTGCGGGTTGCCCCATGCGTCGAGCGTGATGCCGTCGATGTCGGTGATCGTCGACAGCACCGACATGATCGGCGACGCCACTCGGTCGGCCTCGACCAGATGCACATCCAGCATCACCGGCGAATCGACGTTCGGATTGGCGGTCATTACGGCGAACGCTTCACCATCGGTCGCCTTGGCCAACCGCATCGTGCGGAGCTTCTCGGCCAGGTTCACCGCCTTGGCCCACTCGGCGAAGGCGGCTTCGACAGCGTGGTTGGCGCTGGCGTCGTCGGTCAGCAGTTGCAGACGCGGGCCGGTGCCGATGCAGTCGTTGGCGATGGTCAGCACGATGCCCTTGGCGTAGCTGTTGTTGGCCACTTCGTAGCGGGCACGTTCGCGGAGTTTCTTGCGGACATCGGACGAGGCGGCACTGTCGGCCGACAGCGCATCGGCCATCGCCCAGTGCCGGGCATTCTCCGCCGTGGTCTGCGCCGCGTCGTAACGCGCCCGAACCACCGCCGGGAGGGAGCGTCCCTGAGAGGAAGTCTTCCTGTTCTTGCGGAATGGCCACATCAGACGGTCCCTCCCGGCGCAATCTTGGCCAGCTTGATGCCGAGTCCCTTGGCGCGGCTGGCCTTCTTGGATTCGAGGTACTTGTCAGCGGCGATCTGGTCGGAGAGCTTGTGCTGCTCGACGCTGCCGGAATCACCGCTGGCCTTGGCAGGTCCTTCAGCGTTGGTCTTGATTGAGTTGTCGAGATTCTCGGCCACGTAGGTCTCCAACAGGCGACCGAACCATGGCCGCCTATTAGTCAATTACCCGGCCGAAAGGCGATTTGACGGAGATACAAGGCGGTCAGCGAAGATTGTTCCGCATGTAGAACTTGAGGTGGGGAATTCCGGCTATGCGCTCGTCTCATACGTCGTGATGCGACGCCCGCAGTAGCGGCATTCACGGCGACGGAGCAGGCGACCGCCCAACGCCCGTCGGGTATAGAGCACGCGGAAATGCGCGCAGCCGCACTTGGGGCATTCGAGGCCGCGCTTCTGCTGGAGCGATGGTTTGTCAGTCGTCTGTGCCATCTACCCTCTGCTCCTTTGAATCTCCGACAGGCGCAGCCGCTGCCGGGCGGGAGCGGCTTTGGCTTCGGTGCCCGGCAACACCGCGCCCTGAATGCTGGCGGCGACGGCGCAGCCGACCAGGCAATCGAACCAGTGATTGTCCGGCCCGCCCGCGCGCAGCTTCCATTCATCCACGACGCGGCCTCGCGCTTCGGTCTGCACGCGATACTCGGCGGTGATGTGCTCGGCGATGAGCTGGTGCTCAGCGGGCTTGCGGCCGAACAGCGACAGGCAACCCGGATCACCCATCGCCACCGACAGGCGGGCATGGATGAAGCTCTTCCAGTAGTTCGTGTCGATCAGTACGTGGCGCACCTGACGGCGTCCCTGCACGTTGGGGATGCGCCAGTGATGGCCGATCCGCTCGCCACGCTTGCGCTTGTACTCACTGAACGGAATGCTCGACGCGCCGACATAGCGCCCGTGGCTGGGCATGACCAGGCTGGCGTGGGCGCTCTGGCGGCAGAACTGATAGACCACGTCGGTGGACTGGCCCCAGTTGGCGTCGACCAGGCAACGTTCGATACGCAGTTCGGCCCCGTCGTCACGCCGCCAGCTTCGAGACAGGTAATCCTCGGTGAGTTTCTCCAACCCGGCGTAGATCGCGCCTTCCAATCCCGCGCCCGGGGCGGCTCGACCGAGCGTCTTTTGCGCTTCTCGCAACGTGAAATACGAACGCTGCTGGTCGGGATACGTGCCATAGTCCAGCATGTAACCGGTGAAGTCGTCTTCCCACGCGACCACGGCGTGAAAGAGCATCTTGCCCTGCACGTCGATGAACATCGTCAGGTGACTGGCCCCGATGGGCACGCTGCCGCGCGGGTGGCCGTTGGTCTTGGCGGCGATGGCCTCGGCCGAAAGTTGATCGCCGTCGCCTTCGTCTTCCGGCAATGGCTCGTTCTGGTACTCCGCCCAGAACGCCCGTTCATCCTGCAACCGCAGGTTCATCGCGTGCTGGATGGCCGACAGTTCATCTTCATTGTGACGCTGCGGCCAGGCGATCACAGCGCCCGCGTCCATCTCACTGCGATGCTTGCGGTAGAACTCGGTGGCTTCGTGGCCGTCGCCGTCGTTGCGGAAGCTGTCGGATCGAATCTGGGCGTAGGTCTCCCAGAGTTTCTCGTTGTCGGGGAAGGCGTAGACCAGCTTCGTGCGCTCGCCTTGCCAGGCCGGGTGTTTGTCGCGGTCGAGAATCTGGTCGGCCATGTCGCCGGGCCGGATCACCGTGCAGGGCATGATGCCGGAGATCTTCTGTCCCGGCCCGGCCAGGTTCAGGATCGCGCCGTTGAGTGTCTCCATTCGGGCGCGCACCTGCTGATCGCTGCGGGCCGATTCATCGGTCTGCGGGTCATCGAGCACCACCAGCGATGGGCGCAGCGCCCGACCGTCGGCCCGCTTGTACTTCATGCCGCGAATGCGGCTCTCAATACCCGCCACACGAATGATCGCACCGGATGCGGCGCTGTCAGGAATCGTGGGCAGCACGATCTCGTCGGCCGTCCAGACGATGCGGGTGTGCTTGCCGTTGCAGAGCTGGCCCTTGGCCCGATTGTGGATGCGCTCCAATGCGTGGATCGGGTAGACGGCTTCGGGGTAGTCCTCGAGCAGGTGATCGTTGGTCTCGAACTCGACCTTGATGCTTTCGAGCATGTTGCGGGCGTGCCCGGCGTCGGAACCGATCAGACAGACGAACTCGCGTGCGCCGGTGAGCATCGCCCAGATGCAGGCCGTCTCGGCCAACGTGGTCTTGCCGCTGCCGCGCGGCATGGCCATGGCGAACAGCCCACCGCGCAGAACCGCCGTCTCGATCTTGCTGATGACCTTCAGATGATCATCAGACCACGGCAGACAGAATGTCTCCGGGAAATATGTCTCGCAGAAGAACCGGAAATCCTCGCGCGCCCGCGCCTTGCGCTTCGGATCGACCACCTCGGGGATGTCGCCGATGTCCCGGCCGATGGCCGACAGCTCCGCGTTGCGAGCGCGAGCCGCTTCCTTCAACGCCTCGTAGTCGGCGGGCGGCTTCTCCGGCTCGGGGTTGTGGCGCAGCCATACCAGCCACGCCGCGTAGCGCAGCAGGTCGACGTGCTTCTCGTCGCCGATGCGGTAGCCAGCCCGGTTGCGGTGACGGCGCAGCTGCCGCTCGCTGATCACCTCGCCCAGCGGCGTGGAGTTCAGCATCCGCGTCAACATCGACGGTCGCAGTTGGCGCGGGTCAATCGCCACCGGCCACCTCCCGCGCCAGCCAGGCGGCGTAATGCACCAGGTTCACGGTCCCGTCGGCGTTGGTCGGGGCACCGGCGTCGATGTCGGCGCGGACCATCGCCTCGGTGATGCGGCGACTGCCAGCGGCAGCGAGGATTTTCGCCGCCTGGGCAGGCGTCAGGGCCGTGATTTTCGGCGTTTCGGCGGTCATATCTCTAGCCCCCGTGCGAGCTTGGGGAAATCTGTAAGTTCTTTCGCCACAGGCAGTTAATTGCCTTGATGGGGTCGCGATTCCATGGCTGAATGTGTGTGTAAACCAAGGCACCACAAGGAGATAGGCCATGACGAACAGCGAACAGAAAAGAATGCAGAAGACCCTGGAACGGATCGCCGCCGAGCACCTGGGCATCGAGACTCTGACCACACGCAAACGCGACTGCCTCGACTTCCACGAGGTCAGCGTCTGGGGCGTGAAGGCCGCGCTCGAAGCCGCCTGCGACGCCGCCCTGGCCAAGGCCAAAGCCTACCGGGCCACCGCCACAGAGGTCCGCGACGGCAGCTTGGTCACCACCTGGACATTGGCAGCGAACGACCTCGACAGCGCCCGCGAACGAGCACGCGAGCAGGCCGCACGCCGGGGCTTCTGCAGCGACATCTTCGTCCGCGTCGAGCGGATCGAGGACTAACCCCAAGACAAGGAGCCAGCCATGCGAATCACACGAATCGACTTCGAAGGACGCCACGAGATCAACGGGCAATCGGGACATTGGTACGCCACCGCCCAGCGCCGCGATGGGATGCACAACGGACCGGACATCATCGAGGTGACGATCCTCTCCCCGGAATCTCCTGATGGCCGCAAGCACTACGTCAACGCAGATTGCGAAGACGACATCTTCTCGATGGCCGAGTGCCTGCAGTTCCAACTCGACGGCTACACCGGATCGAACTCGGAGATCAACGACTACCACCGCGAGTTGCTCCGCCTGAGCAACTGCTAACGACGAAAGGACCACACCATGGCCACGAAACAAACCGCCAGCGAACTGTACGACGAACGCCGCCAGGACATCGCCCGCGTGATGGACTGGATCGAGCTCGAACTCGACAAGCACAAGACCAACGCGAAGGCGAACCCCAAGGACTGGGGCTACGCCGGTGACCTCGGGCACGTCCGCGAAAAGCTCATCGAGACGCTGGCGTTCCTCTCCAACAACGAGCCGCAAGAGATCGAAGACCTGCTCGGCGAATGTCGCTGAGCGTTCCCCGTTCACCCTCCAGCAAGGAGACACGCGATGAAGAAGAACGACGTACAGATCGGCGCGACCTACCTCGTGAAGGTCGCCAGCAACCTCGTGCCGGTGAAAATCGACCGCGAGCACGACAACGGCGGCTGGATGGGCACCAGCGCCAAAACCGGCAAGACCATCAGAATCAAGAGCGCCCAACGACTGCGAAAGTGCCTCGACGACGCGGCCCCCGTCGCGGCCAAGGCCAAACGGGCGACCAAGGACGCCACCGACGCGCCGCAGCGCGACACGGGCGAACGTGCCGCAACGGGTGGCCAACGTGAGGCCAACGACGCCAAGCCGATGAGCCTGCTGGACGCGGCGGCGCACCTGCTGAGCCTGGGCACCGGCGACCCGATGCGCTGCAAGGACATCGTGGACCTGGCCGTCGAGCGCGAGCTGTGGACGCCCGGCAACGGACGCACGCCTGCGAACACGCTTTACGCATCCATTTTGCGTGAGATCAAGACCAAGGGCGACGCCAGCCGGTTCGTCAAAGCCGAACGCGGCAAGTTCGCTCTGGCCAGCAAGACCTGAACCCCGCGTCATACCGCCACCTCCTCGACAGCCCCGGCCTGCGTCGGGGTTGTCTCAGTCACGGCCTCCGCTTCGATCCGCTCCGCCTTCCGGCCCGTGAACTTCTCCCACCGCTCGACGATCACATCGCAGTACGCCTGGTCGAGCTCCATCAGGAACGCCTGTCGTCCGGTCTGCTCGCAACCGATCAGCGTCGAGCCGCTGCCGCCGAACAGGTCGAGCACGTTCTGGCCCGGCAGCGACGAGTACTGAATCGAACGCACCGCCAGTTCGACTGGCTTCTCGGTGAGGTGGACCATCGCCTGCGGGTTGACCTTCTTGACGTGCCAGAGGTCGGTCGCGTTGTTCGGACCGTAGAACTCGTGGCCCGCGCCTTCCTTCCAGCCGTAGAAGCAGATCTCGAACGCGCCCATGAAGTCCTTGCGCGTCAGCACCGGGTGCTGTTTGTCCCAGACGATGCCCTGCGAGAAGTACAGGCCTGCGGCCTTGAGCGGCGCGGGGTAGTTGCCGAGGTTGGCATACCCGCCCCAGATGTAAAACGAGCCGCCCGGCTTGAGCACGCGCGAGGCGTTGGCGAACCACGCCAGGAGCATCTCGTCGAACGCGTCGTCGGTGACGAAGTCATTCTCGAGCGGCCGATCCTTGGCACGCATCTTCTTGCGAGCCTTCTTCGGATCGGTCACGCCGCGAGCCTGGTCGAAGCCCTGATGGTGGAGTTGTGCCTTCTTGTTCTGGAAGCTCGACAGCCCGGCGGCGATGGCCGTGCTGCTGCGCGGTTCGACGCGGACATTATATGGGGGGTCCATCGAAACCAGATGGATGGTCTCACCGCCCAGCAGGCGGTCGAGGTCCTCGACGCTACCGCTGTCCCCGCACATCAGTCGGTGGTCGCCCAGCACCCAGATGTCGCCGCGCTGCGTGATCGGATCATCCGGCGGTTCGGGCACCGAATCCGGGTCGGTCAGCCCTTCGGACACGTCGCCATCGAGCATCTTCGCCAGTTCGGTTTCATCGAAGCCCAGCAGGCTCAGGTCATACTCGGCCTGCTGCAGGTCTTTCAGCTCGATCGGCAACAGGTCCATGTCCCACTCGGCCAGCGTCGCGGTCTGGTTATCCGCGATGCGATACGCTTTAACCTTCTCCGGCGGCAGGTCGGTGGCGATGTGGACCGGCACCTTGGCCAGGCCGAGCTTCTTCGCCGCCTTCCAGCGGGTGTGCCCGACGATGATCACGCCGTCGGCGTCGATCACGATGGGCTGGCGGAAGCCGAACTCCTTCAGGCTGGCCGCGACGGCGTCCACCGCGTCGTCGTTGATGCGCGGGTTGGCCTCATAGGGCTGGATGTCGTCGATGGGTCGCAGTTCTACGTCAAACGTCTTCGTCGTCATGGTTGCACCTCCATGTGCTGGGGTTCGTGTGGAAAACCGGACACGCAAAACAAACTCTGCCTATGCTGGCGACTGGTTCCGCCGCGGTCTCCTGCGCTGAGGCCCGGGAAGGAACCATGCCTTCTTTCTTCTTTCACCCCCCCCTCACACACACACGCATATTCACGCGGGCGGGCATCGCGCGAGGGGGCGGGGGTGAAAGGGCGTAATAAGGAGAGAGAGTTGTTGTTTTCCTTTATATATAGGGCTTTTCCGCGACCAACTTCTTTCACCCTGAGGGGGTGAAAGAAGGGTGAAGGATGGTGAAGCAAGGTCGAATTCGATGTCATCATCTTTCACCCCTGGCGCTTGTTTCACCGTCTTCTTTCACCGCCCCGATGAGCCGGTACGCCCGCATGCTGCGGCCGGGCGTGGACACCGTCGCTACCTCGATGTCGCCTTGCTGCACCAGGGTCTCGATAAGCACGGTGAACGTCTTGGCGTCCATCTTCATCCGCTTGAGCAGCACGCTGTGCGCCAGCTCGTTGTTTGGCGCGTCGCGCAGCTTCTCCAGTAGCTTGAGGCACTCGGCATGGAACGGGTTGTCCGCCACGTGCGACGCGGCCATGAACAGCATCCGCCGGGTCTGGTGCATGACGAACTGCGACGCCCACTGCACGGCGGCCAGGCTGATGCGTGGCGACTGGTGGTTCTCGCTGATGGCGTGCAGCAGCGCCAGCTTGCGGACCTGCTCGCTGACGCGGCCCCATACGGTGGTGCCGACCGAATCGCAGGCTTCCTCGGCCTTGCTGTACTCGGCCTCGGCCTCCAGCCGCGTCTCGACCAGCAGCCGTTTGGCTTCGTCGCTGTGCTCGACGATGGCCGGGACCGGGTGCCAATTCTCCAGGTTGCCCGTGCCGGGTCGGCAATCCGCCCACCACTTGGCCGTCGCCAGCACACGCGGCGGCAGGTCGCGGATGCTCGGTTCCTGCCCGGGCGCACGCGGCCCGGCCTCAAGGATGATCATGCGAGCGAAGAATCCGTTGGTCAGCATCCGCTCGCTGAGGGCCTGGTAGTAATGGTTCGGAATGGCCGTGCCGTAGATGACCAGGCAGGGCTGGTCGATGACGCCGGGCGATTCTTTGCCAGCCTTGCGCCGCATGGGATAGACGCTGTTGGCCGACGAGTACATCGTCAGCATCGTGCCCATGATCGCCTCGTGCCGGGCGTCCTTGGCCTTGTTGATCGACTGGAGCATGCCGTCGATCTCGTCGGTTTGGAACAGCATCGTCGGCGTCTGGAACAGGGCGTCCTGGATGCCCTCGCCGCTGGCGAAATGCAGGCCGAGACAGTCGCCCAGCCCGACGGCGTGGATGATGTCGCAGTTGACCTTGCGGGACTGGTCCTTGCCCGCGCCGGAATGGGCCAGGCCCAGCAGGTACAGATTCGTGCGGTTGTCGCCGGGATCGCGCACCTTGCGCCCGGCCAGGAACGCCTGCAGCGCCAGTGCGCCGCCGAAGGCCATCACCTGGTTGGGGTACGGGGCGATGGCCAGCGTGTGGTCCATCACCTCGTTGATGAAGCCGGGCACGCGCAGCATCTCGGCGGGCATCGGGCCGGGGTCGGCGATCTCTGGCGCAGGTGCGGCTTGTCCGTCGCACATCGTCATTGTCTGGCCGACAGCCGCATTGTCCGACGCACATGCGCCGGGTGCGACGGACATTCGCATAATGCCCGACATGTCCGCACCGTTGGCGCTGTGGGCCAGACATTCGCCGACCATGCCGCCGTACCCCTGCGTGGCCAGGCAACTGGCGGCCTGTTCGAAGTCTCCGCCGTGTTCGAGCAGTGTGTAGACCGCGAACGGCGCATAGCCGCGTTCAGGCTCAAACGGTGCGGCGTTGGTCGAGAAGACGAAGAAGACCCCGCCTTTCAGCGTCGCTGATGTGCCGGAGTTCTTGCCCGGGCGACGCCAGTATTCGTTCTCGCCGCCCTTGGTGCGAGCCCAGCCGTGCTGCTGGAGCACGGCACGGACATCTCCGCGACGGTTGAAGTCATCGCCAGGGCGTGCGCCCATCTCTGGCGAATAGCCCGCCTGTCCGACGGACACCGCCATTCTCTGGCCGACATCGCCGTTGTGCGTCGGACCATTGACCACCGGCGGAAAATATTCGTTCAGGTCATACGCCGCCTGGAGGAGAATGTCGCGTTCGGCCATGGTCAACACGGGCGGATTGGCCAGACCGCCCTGGATCAGTTCGTACCCGGGTGTCGGGGCACAGAGGAACAATCCGCCTTCGCCACGGGTCTCGATGAGCGTGACGAGCTTGTCGCCGTCGCGGCGCTGGGCCAGCTTCATGTTGCCGCAGACCTCGGCCTCGCAGAGGTAGTACACGTGCCGACCGTCGCGCTGCGTGCTCTCGATGACCAGCTTGGCCAGCAGATCGGGCGGGATGCGCTGAGCCCAGGCGTCGAACAGCTCGCCGCCCGCGTCGAAGTCGATCATCTCGCCGTTGCCCGACACTTTGCCGCAGAGGATGCACAAGGCTTCGGGTGAATTGGCGAACCAGGCCGACACCTCGGCCTCGGTGGGCAGGCGCTTGCGGTACTGCTTCCACCTGCCGATGGCCGGGCGTTTCTCAGCCCGCTTCGCGGGCAGGACGCATTGACCGGCGGCGAGGTAGTCGGCGGCTGCCGATTGCAAACTGTCGGTTTCAACGATCAAAATGGCACCTCGTCTTCCGGCCACTCGTAGTCGGGCAGCTCGCCGTCGTCGTGTTCATCGCAACCGGCCAGTTGCGGCGGGATCGGACCGAGCTGGTAATCAGTGATGCGGTCGAACTTCTCGCCCGTCACCGAGCGCACGGTGATGGCCTTGGTCGCGGCCACGCCGCCCGCCTCACAGATCTCCACGGCCTGCTCGGCGGTATCGGGGAATGGTTCGTTCGACCGCGCCCGCCACCACGCCTCGAACTTGCCCCTGGCGTAGCCGGTGTGTTCGGGACAAACCCACTCGCTGCGGTGGTCGTTGAACCCCACGCGGTAATCGACCCGCACGGTGCGCGGGTGGTCCTCGGGCGCGTCGCGTTTGATGTGGACGCTGTAGTAAACGTCCTGCACCTCGTACTCGATCTCGGTCACTTCGCCGGAGAGGATGCCCGCCGTCGTGGCCTGATGATCATGTTGCTCGCGCTGTGGCGGCGGGAATTCGTGCCCACACTCCGGGCAGATGCCATACGCCGCGTGGATCACCGCCTGGCACTGCGGACATTCCTTTGCGGGCGCTTCGCCGTTGCCGGATGAGCGATCCTTGATCTCCAGCGCATCGACCGGCCCGTGGCGCAGAATGTTGCCGCCGAAGTCGAGCACGAGGCAGTCGGCCTTCGATGGGTCCAGGCGGAAACCCCGACCCACCATCTGGTAGTAAAGGCCCGCCGAGTTCGTCGGCCGCAGCAGCGCCACGCAGTCGATGTTCGGCGCGTCGAAGCCGGTGGTCAGCACGTTGACGTTGACCAGGTATTTCAACTCGCCGTCCTTGAACCGCTTGAGCGTCTCGGCCCGTTCGAACGGCAATGTGTCGCCGCAGACGAAGCCGCACTCATGGCCGATCTCGCCGAGGACGCGCTGGACGTGCAGAGCGTGTTGCACACCGGCGGCGAAGATCAGCACCGAGTGCCGCTCGGCGGTGTGCTCGACGATCTCACGGCACGCCGAACGGACCAGCGAGTCGTCGTCCATCAACGCCTCGACCTCACCCGCGATGAACTCGCCGCCCCGGATGTGCAGGGCCGAGGTATCCACCTTGCGCCGCCCGGCTTTGGTCTTGAGCGGGCACAGGTAGCCCTGCACGATCAACTCGCGGACGCCGACCTCGTAGCAGACGTGGTTCAGCAGGTTTTCTGGCCCGCAGATCATGCCAGTCGTCATGCGGTACGGCGTGGCGGTCAAGCCGATCAGCCGCACGTTGGGATTCACGATCTGGGCGTCGGCCAGGAAGGTGCGGTACATACCCTCCCCGTCGGGCGGCAGCATGTGGGCTTCGTCGATCAGGATCAGATCGAAGCGGTCCAGTTCAGCGGCGCGGCGATAGACGCTCTGGATGCCCGCGACGATGATCGGATGCTCGGTGTCGCGGCTCTTGAGGCCCGCCGAGTAGACCCCGATTCGGTTCCACAGGTCCGGGGCCATCGTGTGCAGCTTGTCGACGGCCTGCTCGAGCAGTTCCTTCACGTGCGCGAGAATCAGCACGCGCCCGTCCCACTGCGTCACGGCATCGCGACAGATGGTCGCCATCACCGGCGTCTTGCCGCCCGCCGTCGGGATCACCACGCATGGGTGATCGTCACGCTGTCGCAGGTGGTCGTAGACGGCGGCGACCGCCTCGGTCTGATACGGGCGCAGCGTGATCGCGGGCGACTGCGGCGGTGGTGGTAAAAGCCCCCCGGTCATGGCGTCTCCAGGTCAAGATATGCATCAGGCAGGTGATCACCTTCCTCTCGCAGCGAATAGCAGTCCGCACACAGCCAGACCCTCTCCCGCTCGTGAAAGAAGAGCAGCAGAAACGGGTCAGGACCGCGCTTGCAGTCCCGCTCCTGCTTGCAGAACTGGCACTTTCTCCGCTGAGGTCCCTGGTCACGCCACAAGTCCCACATCACTCGTCCCCCGCGATCATGGCGGCCGTGCGGGCGTACCCTGCGATGTCCACCAGGTTGTCCCGCTTGTGACGGTGTGCCTGGCGGGCGAGCTTGACGGCGATCATGCACAGGGGCACGTCCATGGGCATGATCTGCTCGTCCTCACGCAGCCTGGGCGCGAGGACGCCCGTCCACATTTGCGCCGTCCGCGCGAAGTCCTGCGACGGATGGCCGTAATCCTCGTGGCGATCCGATGCGGTGATGCGTTTGGCCTCATCGAGGAGGGACTCAGGTTCTTGGGCCTGTTCCGACCGGATGCGGAGCCGATGCAGATGGACCAGCGGAACCGGCGCGCTTTGCAGCGGCTGGAGGGTCTCGGCATCGAGGACAGGCAGGACCAGTTCCCGCGCCAGCAGATATTCCAGTTTCGCCCCGCGCGAATCCTCCCAGCCGCTGAGCATGGCCACCGCATGGCACTCGATCAGGAGCTTCACATCGGCGCGGAGATAGTCTTCACGCGGCAGGTCGGTGCGCCCGTCGAAATTCTCCGCCGGATTAACCGGCTTCCAGCCCGCCTGGCGCAGGCACTCGGCGGCCGCGTGGAAGGCCGGGAAGTTGTATTCAGGCAGGCCGCTCATCGGCCCGGCGATATAGATGCGTCTGGGACCGTCCATGGTCAGTTGTTCTCCTCAAGTCGCCCGCCGCAGAGGGGGCATCGCCGCAGGGGCAAGGGCATCACGTCCACCCGCAACCGGCCGTTTCGGATCACCTCTCGCCGACGCGTCAGAAGCAGATCGATCTGGCTGTCGTCGGCGTAGATGCCTGCGTGCTCGAGCGCGTCGAGCACGGGTTTCTGAATGTTGTCCAGGTCGCGGCGGCGTCGATCAGGCGGAAAGGCGTCCATCGCCAGGGCGATGCGTCCGCCAGCGGGCGGCTTGCGAGGCCCGCCCCCGCCCAGGAGGGCACAGACGTTCTTGCGGAACGTCCGGCCCTCCCGGCTGATCAAGGTGCGCGGCCCGACCCGTCGCCAGTAATGATTCACGCTGGGCGGATAAGGAAGCGTCAGTGTCATGCCGCCTCCCGTTCCCAGGGGATGTCGGCGGCGGTCCCGCCCCCGGCTTCCTGCTCGCGCCGCCAGTCCAGAAAGCTCTCCAGTTCGGCTTCCGCTTCATCCCTGCTGTCGAACTCCTGCCTGCAACTGACGTCCTTCGTCCAGATCAGGCCGTCGAACGGCTCGCTGCTCATCCAGTGCCCGAAGTCGGGATCGTGGATGCAGTAGAAGGTGCGAGCTACCACGCCATCGCAGGTCTCGACCATCTTCACGACGCGTTCATTGAAGGTTTTGTCATTGGTCTTCATGTTGCTCGCTCCTTATCGCTTCCACGGCGGGGTGTTGTCGGCCACGGGCGCTTGGGGCTGCTGGCCGTTGGCACCGGCAGCGTCCTTGCGGGCGTAGCCCTTGATCTCGTTGGTCAGTTCTCCGGTGTCGTCTCGCTTCTTGAGCTTGACGGTGATCACCAGCGGCAGGTTGTGCAGGTCCACGCTGTCACGCGGCTGCATGACCCCGACCGCATGGCAAATCGCCGACAGTTCGCTGCGGGCGATCTTCACCACCGTGGCGTTGGGGTTGTTGAGGTTCAGCCGCGCCCACAGCACGCGGTTCTTGTACTCGCCCTCCAGGATCGTGAACGTCAGCTGGAGGTAGCTGCCCGACCCGCTCTTGGTGGGTTTCATCTCGCTTTCGGTGACGGCCGCGAGGTACTTGCCCGCAGGGAGCGGCTCGAAACTGGTGGTCGGTTCGACTTCGGTCGCGTTGAATCCGTTGAGGTTCGCCATCGATCAGTTCTCCTTGGAGGTTCCGGGGTTGGTGTTCTGGTTCTTCTCGCCGCCCACCACGCGCAGGCCATGAGCGGGCGAGGGACTGGCGGTCAGTGCTTGCATGAGCGCCGACCACGACAAGGGAAGCTCGGCGGGCAGGCTGTAGCGGTTCTTCGCCAGGATTACGTTGGTGCCCTGGGTCAGAAGCGTGCGCCGGTCGCCGTCGCGCGAGGCGTACAACACCGCGTCGGCCCACTCGATGAACGGCGGCGCGATCCACTGGGGCAGATCGGGCGCGGCCAATCGCAGGTCGAAGCCCTCCGGCGCGGTCATGCGAGTGTTGGCGGCGTGGGCCAGCAGGATGATGGCCATCCCGTTTTCGGCGACCGCGTTGAGCATCGGCAGCAGATCGCGGTAGACGATGTTCTGCACGATCTCGCGGGCCTTGAAGTACCCGCCATGTGCGGTGCCGAGCGTGTTGGTGATCTCGCCCTTGGCCTTGCCGTCGAGGTCCAGCACGACGTGCTCGACGATGCGCTGCACCATCCAATCGATGGTGTCGATGGCCAGCACCGAAGCGTAATCCGGCGGCGATGAAGCCAGTTCGACCAGCCACTGGCGCATCTGTGGCCAGGACTGCAGGTACGGCGTGCGTTTCAACCCGCGCACGGCCCCGGCCCCGTTCTCGCAGTCGATCAGGATCGCATCGGCCGAGGCGGCGAAGGTGGTCTTGCCGACGCCCGGCTGGCCGTAGACGATCATCTTCGGCGGCGCAGGCGTGGTCGTGGTGATCAGTGAATCCATCAGTGGCATAGCAGTTCTCCGTTCTTCGAGGTCGCCTTGCAGGTGCAGTAGTGCCAGGTCATCGCCTGGCGTCCGCTAACACGGCAGGTGCGGGTCGGGCCATTGCAGACCAGGCCGTCGGCCCGCAGTTCGGGCAGGCGCTTGTGGGCCTTGATACCGATGCGGTCTTCGATCTCGCGGGCGGTCGCGCCGGACGTCTTGACGACCGCCGCCAGGCACATTTTGCGTTGCTGTTTTGCAGCACCGCCCGTCTCCATCTCCCGACCGGCCAGCGCCGAGGTCGGCGGGTCGCTGTTGCGATAGTTCCGGTTCATGTCAGCACTCCTGACTGTCTTGGGTTCATGGTTCATGTCCTCAGTCGCTGGCCAGCGAATGGCAGGTGCGGGAGTCGAACCCGCGTCCCGTGGCTTATGAGGCCCCGGTAGCCCGGCCCTGCCCAAGTGCGCCCGTGGGGTGGCCGTCGCGGTTGGTGGACTCGCCACAAGCCGCACGGGCGCGAGAGATGCTCAGGCCACATCGAGCACGCGGACCTCCTCGTATCCCGTTGGCCAGTGGTCGCGTTGGTGGCAGACCTGAAGCCATCGAATGGCGGCTTCGTTTTCGCGTTGGGCGATGGCCAGCGTGTCCTCGCTGACCAGCCACACGCCGCAGCGGAAGGGTTGCTTCTTCTCGACAGCGACCAGATGCACCGGCACGAACTGGTCGATCACCTGGGCCAGAACGGCCCGGTAGAAGGCCATCTGCCGGTGGTAGCAGTAGCGGCGGGCGTCGGACTCAAACCAGATGATGTCGTCGCAGGTCTTGAAGTCGACGATGCCGCGATGCGGATGCGTCCAGTCGATGCGAATCTGGCATGGCGTGCCGCAGTACTCGGCCCGCAGAACGCCCTCGGATCGACCGTACAAGAGCAAGTCCACGGCCTTGTTGTTGCTGGCGACGCCGGTGGCCATCTGCTCAATCAGGTCCACCTGATCGTGGCTGAGCACCGGCTTGCCTTGGGCCTCGGCCCATTCGGCAAACGTCTTCGTGTTCGACCCGAACGGCTTGTTGGTCTTGGGGTTGATCGGCCCGCCGAGTGAGAACTGCGTCTCGTAGACATCGCGGCCTTCGAGAATCCGGACATGCGCGGCGCGACCCAACAGGTAGGCGGGCGAGTCCTTGTCTTCGATCAGCCCGAGCGCCTTGCGCCGGTACAGCAGCGGGCACTTCACGAAGTCCAGAAGTTGATGCGATGACAGATATTCGCTCGCTTTGGCGTGGTACTGCTCCGCCGGTTCGACTTCCAAGATGCTCAGATCGATGTTGATTTCCATGTCGTCACTCACCTTCGTGTTCTCCGACCAGTTCGCCTCTGGCCGCTATTAGTCAATTACCCGGCGCAGAGGCGAACCGTCGGAGAAAGGTCACGAAACGTAGAAATTCAGCCCCTTCGCTGTGAAGGCATCACGCAGCAAGGGGAGGTGCTTGTCATAGAGCGTGGTTCGCGGCACGCCCAACTCACGAGCGACCTGGGTTATGGTCTGCGTTTGGAGCAGTTCAGCCGCCTTGCGGAGCTCGGGCGGAAGGCTGGCGAGCACCGCTTCGATGTCCAGCCGAAGCTGGGTGCGTTCCTCGGCGGGTCGGCCATACTTGCCCGTGCGGATGTCCTGATCGTCCTGGTCAATCGTGGCCAGGCGCTGAACAGGCTCGTCGCTGTCGGGAACCATCACCTCTTCGTTGAGGGAGCAGTCCTCCCGCCGGTAGTCGCGCATCTCGGACTCGCGATAGCGGATGAGGTTCTGGCCCTTGCGGTCGATCACGCAGGTGACGAACAGCTTGAAATCCGACTTGCTGGGGTCGTACTTGGCCAGCCGCTCCAGCAGGTCCAGCAGCATGTCCTGCCTGATGTCCTCGAAGTCGTCAGCGGTGAACCCTGCCTTGCCGACGAGCTCTGCTGCCTTGATGTTGACCATGTCCAATGCGAAATCGTCGAAATCATGAATGCGTTCGTTAGTGTCCACTTGGGACCTCCCGTTGGCCGGGAGGCGTCGTGTGGATGCCGACAGAGGCTGCGACCACAAGCAGTGGAGGCGTTGCAGGATTGCCGCTTCTGCGGCACCCACAACGCCTCCACTTGGTGGCCGGTTAGTTGTGCAGTGTCAGTACGTTTTCAGATACATTCGATTTGGGGAGCCGACCCCCATCGCTCAGGCGCACACCTCCTCGACGGTCATCCGGAACGGAAGACCGCGCTGAATCTCGATGCACGGGATCACGCCGTCGCCCAGTGCCTCCAGCTGGGCGAACAGGTCGCGGACTTGGGCCTTGAGGGTGAAGTCAGGCTTGGCGACTTCGGGACGTGGCCCGTTGTCGCCGCCGAACTTGATCTCACGGATCACACGCGGCGGCGGGTCCATCACCGGCTGGCCGTCGCGCACTTCCAGATCAAAGATGCGGCCGAAGTTGATCCGCTGCATCTCGGCGAGGAGCTGTTGCTGAGTGGGGGTGAGACTGGACTTCGCTACGTTTGAAACCATTGAACTGGCCTTTCTGCAAGTTGTCTGAGGCCAGCACCATGCGGGCCTGAGCAACTGCGATAGGGCCAGTAAATCACGTGGTTTTTCGGCGCAACGAAGGCGCAACAAGAAAGCGGCCCGGAGTCATCAGCTCCTGCCGCTTCGTCAATGATTACAGGGGGATTTGCTTGGAAAAAAACTTCGTGCGCAACTTCAAACGGGCAAGTTGCGCTACCGTTTTCGGCTGCGTATTTCGTTCATGACGGCATCCATGATCTGGAGTACCTCGTCGTTTGCCAGCTCCTTGGTCTTGGTAATCCACGCCTTGAAGCTGTCAACCTTCACCCGGCACTTCCGCCCCGATTCCCCGTTGGATTCAAGATCACCGGCCTGGACAGCCTTCGAGATCGTGCCCTTGTCGGGAGTGTCCTCGCCCCCAAGGACCCGCTGGGTCGCCCGCCATAGCTCAATTTGCTTCGCCCAGTCGAAGAGGTCGGTCTGCGACTTACCGGTCACTGCTGGCGACGGCTCGCTTTCCGGGATGGCAATCGGCACCCGCACGTGATGTTCGACGCCGTATTTCGCAAACCGTACGTCCAGTTCAGTCGGCGATCCTGATACGGGCAACTGGAGGGATGCGTTTGGACAGAGGTCAGTTGGGGCCAAGGCCTCCTTGTCGCTGAACAGTGTTCCAGAGGGTGTTGCCGACAACGCCCTCGCTATCCCGACGCCGGTGTTCCGGAGCGTGACTACCCCATCCTCGCGTGAGGCGACCAGATGGGGCCACAGAGGCAGCCCGAACTGATCCATTACCTCGTCATCAAGGGCCTCCAGATCGGCAATGCGGTTCTTGAGGACTTTGGCGGCATCACCGATGGAAGACGGGACTTTGTTCTCTGCCACGAGACGCAGTGGAGCGGTGATCTTCGAGTGGTTCGGCGGAAGGCCCTTGGCGATGCCCATGCACCAGTCAAAGCGCCGCAGCAGCTCTCCCGCTTCGCCATTTGCCCCGGTAAGACGAGCATGGATCAGGCCGACGAGCTTCCACAAGACGGCAGGCAGGACATCCAACGACAAGTCCGACACTTGCCAGCGAAGGTCGTACACCAGGATTTCGCCGGTGTCCGGGTCCACGTCCCATGAGTCCCTCTCCTCATCGACCGCCCAGCAGAGAAGTGATTCTTCGACGCGGCCTCGTACCTCTGCTGGCACTACCTGCAGTTGATCTGCCAGCACATCGGCCACCAGCTGTCCGAGGCAGTGAATCTTGGCGTCGGACTGGCACGTTGCCAGAAGCTTGGCTGCTTCCAAGGGCTCGCGAGCAACCAGTTCACGCACGAGCGCATTGACGTGACCGGAGATGGTGGCCGTCGGCAACAATTCGTCAATCGCCCTGAGATGTGGCTGCCACTTGTTCCACGGCTCTGCAAGATCGAGCTCTTGGAAGAACTTCGTTCGTGCATCCGCATTCATCAATACCTCACGGAATTGCGTGAGGTCCACATTGTCAGGAAAGAGGCCCAGCTCGACATCAAGCTCATTAAGCGACCGTGGAAGATGGGTGTAGTAGTCGGCATCCAGAATCGAATTCTCCGTGATATCGACAAGGCGATAGAAGACCCGTGCCTGTTCCTCAATCGTCTTGGGTTCACTCCGATAGTCGAGTTTGGGGAATTTCAGGCGCAAGGAGCCGCTCAGGCCGCGAATGGCGAACCGCACCGATGTTGGCGCGGCCAGTTCCTCGGCACGTATCTCGATATCCGCTTCGAAGGACTCGATACGTACCTCTGGATCGGCGTGAATCTCGTGAAGACGCTCGACTTCCGGATCGATGCAACGTCTACTCTGAAACAAGGCATGCTCGATGCTTCGATATTCCTCACCCGAGGGATCAGCGAACCGGAGCATGTACAGCCGCTCAATGAAGCGTTCGAAGCACAACTTCCGGAGCTTCTGCAGATCGAAATCTCGTTTCCTAACGGCGTTCTTCGGGATTCCCAAAAACGATGAGTTGAAGTCGGACAGAACATCCTCGGTGATTCGTCTTCCGCCACCGGTTGCCTTGATTAACAAGAACCCTTCGCTATCCGGGAAGTACCGGATGCCCACTGTTTCGACGATGGCATTCTTCCACGCAAACCAGATCGGTCGCCGGGCATCATAGTCGTATGCTCGAACGGCAAGCTCATCCTGCAGTCCGAGAACAACATGCAGAGCGTCAGTCCCGCTCATCGGGGTACGGTCAAACACGCCAAGGCGTATATGTGGCATCAGCCATGCGGATTCGATGCCGCGATCCAGGGCAGCATAATCAAATGGAATAGTAGTCTGGTAGGACTGGATGGTGATCTCACGCTGGTCAAGAATGCCCTCGGCACGGGGTGCGATTGCCAGGTGTTGGATGTGCTCCTGTGGGTTGTACTGAGAAGACATCGCCAGTCCTTTCTTGCAACGATGCTGGTCGCCGTACCGAGCATCGCATTACTTGGTGGCCATTGCTTGCCTCGCTCACCCAGTTGAGGGTGTATCTGTTCGCGTCCCTTCCTCGTTCCGTATGTGGTCGTACACGTCCTTGAGAAGATGCTGGCTGACCGCCTCGCGGAACCGCTCTTCGTTCATGTATCGGGCGGTGATCTCTTCGTTCTGGTCCATGCGGTCGATGAACAGGCCTTCCAGCGCCTTGCGGAAGACATAGCCGAAGTTTTCCATCGTGTTCGCCATTGCCGCCTGCCGCAGGCCGCTGTCCGCCACGGCGTCTTCCCGGATCGACTCGAAGAAGAGCTGATCGCCGGGTTTGAACTCGGTGCCGAACCGCTCGTTCAAGATGTCGATCAGCCGCGACAGCTCAATGTCGTCCGGATGAGCCGCTTTCGTGCCCACCGATGTCGGTCCATCTACCGGCTCGGTCTTGCCCGCCTCGAGATCAATCGAACCTTCGCCGATCTTCTGCAGCCGGTAGTACTTGAGCGACACGTCGTCATCGAAGTGGTACACCGGTCCGCTGTCGCCCTTGGGCAG